CTCCGGGTCGTTGCTATTGCTCCATCTGATCCGGTACTTGTAACTCGTCCCCGATTCGACCGTGTTGGCTGCCCACGCGAAGTTGTTCCAAAAGGCCACATATTGGGCCTGCGGGAAGTTACCGGCGGAACCATTCAATACGAGGCCAAGGTCCGCTGCGCTGGAACCATCCCACTTGAACGAAACCTTGTCCCCCGACACCCCGTAGGCGACATTGTTCATCGTCATTCCGTACACGCGAGTACCTGCGGTGCGAGCAGTAATGCCTGTTATGTCGGTGAAGTTGCTGGTGGTGGCATAGGCGACCTTGGTGTCATAGTTGACCATCACCTGACTGGTGCCCCCATCGGTATGGAAACCCCAAATGCCCTTTATGTCGGCACTCAACGCAGTCGTGTTGAGGCGATCCACACCATCGCGCATTCGGATACCGCCGCGCGGGTCAACAAGGACGTTCAACAGGTCGGGAGATTCGTTCTCAGCCAGATTGAACTGGTCTGAACGAAAGTTCAGACCTCCGGTGAAGGCTTCAAGAACCTCTAGTTTGAACTCTCTACGGGCCACAGCCCGCTACCACTCAACGCCACCGGTATTGGCGTATCGCAGGCGCCCCCATCCGGCTAGGAAACGATTTGAAGATCGGCTATTTGCCACCATCGGCTGGGGTGAAGGCGTATCAGAATACCTGCGTGCCACGTTGTCAAGTTCGATCAGGTAGTTACGCATGTACTGGTCTGCCATCGTGGGATCTTCCTGCTGCAAGTAACACTTGGCGATGGCATAACTAACAAGAACAGGATGGAATGGGGCGGGAAGGTCTGGAACCGCGCTATCGCTGCTGCCTTGTCCGAACGCTGTAGCGTTACGAATCCCACGAACGTAGATTGTTTCGATTGAAGATGGTGTCGGATAGAACCGCACCGTTTCGTTCCAGAAACTCCACTCCCACGGCGTACCCGATGGCGCCACATCCAACGGGTAGTTGGAATCGGCATCATCTCTTCCAATGTACTGAATAACGTGATCGTCGGTGCGTAACGCAACGACATCACGCATACCCTGCGTTACCGAAGCGCCTACAGTGGAAAGAGTGTAATCCTTCGTACCGGCAGCCGTAGAAAACGTTGTCAAGGTGTCGTAGAAGGGCCAACGCTTCTCGCTATAGACCATAGCGTCGAACCCCTGACCGATAATGTTATTCAGAACAGTATCGGAAATGTCCGTTGCGTCGATGTCCACGATTGCACGCGCCTGCGTGCGCATTTGCACGAGTGTCATGTCTGGCACTAGGAAGCAGCCTTTTGCCTCGTATGTCCGATGCAGAGGGTAGACCCGGCCACGGGGCGCGCTTTGCAGGGCGCCCCGTGGCGGGTCATTTCGGAACAGAACCCGTCACGAGAAATGGGAGGTTCACTCAAGCCGCCGGACACACCGGGCACCATCCTCGCACCGGAGCCTGAGCCGGGTGCGTAGTGGGATGGCGCAGAACCGCGTGCGCCTGCTGGTTCAGCATTTCTGCTGTAAACAAGAGCGATTTCTCGTGACAAGTTATGCCCCTAGTTAGTCGGTAAGTCCGTAAATCATGCCCTGACGAGCACGATTACTTGTGGTCAACTCGCCGTAGCACAGGATCTGTGCGTAGCGTGCATCCTGATTTGTGGGACGCACAAACGGAGTTGGCTGGAACCAAGTATCCGTATGAGCAACTAGCCTCAGGTATTTGTTGTTCAGGAAGAACATCTTACCGTCAAGGTTGGTGTCGCTGTCATAAGTAACAGGGGCGCCCTTGAAGAGCAGATTCTGGAATCCAGCATCTGCCACCTTGGCGTCTGTGTACCGAAGATTCGGCTGGAGTAGAGCCTCGTAAGCCTCGTACTCGTCCTGATCACTGATGATTATGGTCGGCTGGTCATTACCAACCGAAATGGTGTTGTACATAGTCGCCATCGCGGCGATAGTGAGGACACCAGCCTGATTGGTGAGAGTTGACCTCCACCAAGAGTTGAGGGCGTCGGTGGCATCAATACCGGCAAGGCCGGTTGCTGATGGTCCGTCGTTGCCGGTACCAACTAGGGCGTTCAAACCAAACATGTCCTTGCCGCCGTTTCCGGCACCATTGGACCAGAACATCGTGTTCATGTTCTGAATGATGGTTTCCTCAGCCTGCATGATCTTGCCTTCAAGAAGGTCAATGATCGCTGCTTCGCCGTTGTTTTTGGCTTCCTCAATACCGGTGATTGTTACGCTGGCGGCGTACTGCTTCCACGAATACTCAGCAGCCGTAATGCCTGTCTGAGCCGTGATAGCAATAGTGTCGTCGCCTGCATAGGAACCGGCAGTTGTGTTCGTCCCGTAGATGATCGGAACAACGATTTGTGCACCTCCACTGATGCGCCGCAATGATTGTCCATTGGTTAGCGCATAAAACAGCGGTCGGGCAGTAAAAACGTTATCCGCCAACTTCGGGATGTAGTTCTTTAGCGTAGTGCTAAGGATCTGATTGAAATCAGTGTTTCCTGCTACCATGCTAAGTCACCCCTTTTCTAGTAGTTGTTATGAATCGGATAGTTCTGTTTGTGCCAGCGAAAAAGCATCACGAATCGAATCCACCGCACGAACTGCACGTTCCACGTTTCCTTCTGAGGAACCGGGTATGCCATCAACAATCTGGGCTGCACGCTTCTCTTCAACAATCTCAGCGTCCTTGGCTACCGCCTGCATTTTATCCCAGTTCATATGGGTAAACGCGGCATCAAGGTTGTTGATCTTGTTCTTCAGAGCGTGCGCATACAGCGCCTTCTCATCAAAATCGACATTCTCGTACTTGTCGCGGAGTGTATTCACTTCCTTCTGCAAGTTTTGCTGTCTCAACGCGCGGTTCTGTTCTTCAATGGAAGACTCAATGCGCCGCAAGCGGAACTCTTCGGGGTCCAGTTCTTCATATGACTCTGTTTGTTCAGATGACATGCTGTGCTGGTTGCCTCCGCTGACCCCAAATGCGCCCGCCAAAGCGGAAATCGCACCTTCTGGATCAGATTCTAGTGCTTGGACGATTGCCTCTCCTTGAGCCAATCTCTCGCGTTCGGATGCCAACTCCTGCGTCTTACGGGTGTAATCCGCCTGTCGCTGGTACCCATTTTGAAGTTCATCCAATGAAACCCGCTCTTCACGACCGTCTATCTTGACGGTGTACGAATCTCCTGTTGAAGTCTCTTCATATGCCATAAGGAATCCTTTCGGGTGTTCCTACGATAATGTTATAACTGTCCCGCTACATGTTCGGCAGTTCCAGACCCATCTGGTTCTGCAACTGCGCCAACAACTCTGGCGGTACGCCCCCGGTGGCCTCAAAGACCTGATCGGGGACTGGACCCGGACCCATATCGCCACCCATAGGTGGTGGCGGCATTCCTCCCGGTGGAGGTGGACCCGGAGGTGGTGCCCCAGCAGGCGCGCCTTCAGGCGCTGCGGGCTGCTGTTGCTTCATCATAAACTTGTCAGGATTCTTTACCCCGAATCCTTCTTGCAGAACATGTCGGGCCAACTCAAACGGATCAATAACAGTTCCGACAAGTGGGCTGACAGCGTTCATAAGCGAAATGGCTTGCTGCCGACGGGCAGTCTCATTCATTGGCTGTGTCGAACCACCCTCAACGGAGAAGTCGTACTCACCCAGAATGTCATCCCGCGTGTAAGCGACAAAGAATCGTTTATCGTCCTTACCGGTGATGCGAACCATTTGTTCACGAGTCATGTACTGCTGCAACAACTGAATGACCTTACGGGCCACATAGCCGATGGAAAGTTCGATCTTCGCCAACTTGTCAGACGCTCTGGCGTTGCCAGCGTCAGCAATAATGCTGGCTTCCGTCGCTGTGCGACGAACCTCCGGCATCTGACCGCGCGCATATTCGGAAACGCCGCTTACGACATTGATGTCGCCTTCAATGATTGCAGAATGATTGTAAATCTCCGGGGCCAAAGGCACCTGAGCCAATGGGACAACCACTTCGGAAAGACTGCGGTTCTCGTCTACAACCGGCACGAACCGACCATCAGTATCAGATTCTAAAGCCTCACGGCCCTCCGGGCCGAACGAACGCTCATGGTACAGATACTTTCGTGCGTAACGCTTACGATGGTTGACCATCTGCGTTCGGGTCATATTCAGTTCTTCTTGAAGCGATTCAATCGCCTCCAAGTCCCCCATCGGGTAGAACTGATCCGGTACATCATAGTTGCGTAACATGACAAACGGGATACC